TCCATCGCTGGAAAGCAATCGGGACATTAAGCGCACCGGGCATCGGTTTGAAGAATTAATCTGCGCCGCGCGATATGTTAATGCGACGGTTCGGGTTCAGGGCGTGTTCATGGAATCCGCGCTGGATTCCGATACGGTTCCGCTTCAGATAAACGAAGAAGTCCACCTTTGGAAGCCAGGATTTTTGGGCAAGGCTAGGCGCCGGCAGACTCAAGTTTGGAATTCAAAAGCCTTTGACATTTCCAACGCCAGCAATGCCGGGGATCAATTGCAATCGTCTTACGAAGACGGAACGATGGAACAATGGGAAGTTTTATGCCCTAAATGCGCTCAATACCACGCGATGCGATTCCGATTTAACCCGAACAAGCCCGAGCTGGGCGGGCTGCGGTGGAGTTCGGACGGCTGCAAGATGGAAAACGGGCGGTTTAATTATAACAAGCTGGAGCAAACCATCCGATACCAGATGCCCTGCGGCCATGAAATCAAGGATATCGCCAGCGAGCGCAGGACGATGCCGGGCCGATACAGCCAGCCGCAGAACGAAGGCGCCCACATTTCGCACCGCAGTTGGAACTTTGAAGCGGTTTCCTGCGACGCAATCCGCTGGTTGTCGCTGATTCAGGAGTGGCACAGCAGCATCCGAGCGCTCAAGACCGGCGACAACGAGCCGATGCGGCGGTTTGTTACCGAGCGCGAGTGTAAATTCTATTCAGAAGAGTCCATCCCGTTCAAAGGTTCAATCATCGTCAATACCGCAATCAAAAAGGACCGGGACGGATTGCCTGGACGCGCGGCTCGGTTATGGGCGGCTGATTGGCAGCAGGGATATAAAGCCAAGGGCCAGCTGACCCATTACTGGCTGGTGATTGAAGACGTGATGGAGAATATGAATTCCCAGATTGTCTTTGAAGGAATGGTGGCTACCGATTCCGAGTTAATCACCACGCTGGACGCTTTTGACTGCCCACGCTCGGCCGGTATCGTGGACGCATCGAAGAACCAGAAGCAAATCCTGTCCTTTTGTTACCGCGAAGGACTGAACGCGGTAACGGGTATTCAGTCCCACAAAGGCTCGTTTCGCCACAAGGATGGCGTCCATCGGTTTTATTCAGAAGAAAAAACAGTTCATGGCGAATTGAATATGCCGCCGCGGTTTGATTACATCGGGACACGGGACGGCATGGTCCCAGCCGCAGCCGAGCCAATCATCATCGCCTACAATAAAGCCGGTCTGCTTGCCAATCACTTTTTTATTCGTGACTTGAAGGCGAACGTTCTAAAGAATAACCCGAACGCGCGGCCTGATGAATACTTCGAGCGGACGATACCGGGCGACGTGTCCGAAGATTTTAAACAGCAGAACGAAAGCTGGGAACGGGTGGTGAATAAGCAATCCAAGACCAACGACGAGGTGGAAGGATTCCGCAAAGTCCGAAGCGATGACCATCTGTTTATGTGCCTATGCTATTTGGACCTGCTTAAAGAGCAGTCAGGATTGCTCGGGGACCAGTTGGCAAGAATGGGAATAGCACCAGAAAAAATATGAGCGAAACAAAGTATTACTTCACGAAGAAAGACTTGGCTGCGGCAATGGGCAGGACCGCGCGATTCGTTCGGTTCATGGAGTTGGGCGGATTCATCCTGCCCGCATCAATGGACGATGCGGTTCATTTCATCCGGGAAAACCCGTTCCCGTCCAGATTCTACAAAAGAAAGCCGACAAAATAGGCGCGGTTCTGATTTGTTCCGTTGGGTTTTGATTTGTTCGCATTGTGCATTTTAGATTCCGTATGAAAATGACAATGCTTGATTAGGATACAGTCTGAAATAAAACGCGCCTACCTTCGGCAGATTGCCGAGGGCGCAAAGACGTCGGCGGTTACTCTCAAGGCCGCGCTCATCGCGGTGCAGGCTTCCATCATCAACGACACCTTCAAGAAGGGCCGCATTGTCGTCGCCACGTCGGGCAATGGACAATCAGTTTCATTTACTCTTGGTGCAGCCGGTTTCACGCAAGACGTGGTGGCTGGCATGACCGAGGAATTTATCAACGTGCTGGACGATACTGTCGCCCAGGGATACGCCACAAACGGCACGAGCGAGTCAGAAATAGATGCGCTTTTTTCTGCCATGACCAACGATGACCGGCTGCGCGGCGTGTCTTCTCAACTCGGCGACTTTACGGGACTGCGCTTTCAGTCCGCCATACGATGAGCCAGCCCAAACCCAATCTCATTACTCGAGCCGCAATGAAGCTGCCTTTTATCGGCGGTTACATTACGCGCGCCGTCCAGAACCGATACGAAGCCGCCATCCAATGGTTTGGAGACCGCTCTTTTCTGCTCCAGACCTTGCAGGATGCACGGTTTGACATCGATACGATGACGCGGATGGAACTTCAACGGAAGCACCGCTATTTCGTTTCCAATAATCAGCTTGTCACCAAGATTCGCAGCCTGTTTATTCAGTTCGCGGTTGGCCCGACCGGGCTGCGCTGCATCCCGAACTCCAGCGATGAGAAGTGGAACGAGAGCCGCAACGTTTCTTTCGAGAGCTGGGCCGAGTCTCCCGATGTGGGTTCCCGCCTATGCTTGCAGGAAATCACCATCCAATGGGCCGGTTGCCTGTTTGATGACGGCGAGTTTTTTGTCCTGAAGACCCAAGACGCAAAGGGCAAACCTGCAATCCAGACGATTGAGGCTCACCGCTGCGTGACTCCTCCAACCATGAAGGACTACCGCGGCTTCGCCTTTGTGGACGGCATCGCGGTGGACGAAAACGGAAAGCCGCAGTTCTATTGCTTCAAAACAAACGCCGTTGGAACCGACATCCCGACCCAGGACGAGTATAAGTTTTACCGGGCCAGCGAAGTCATCCACAAGTTTAAGCATCGGCGCGTCGGCCAGATTCGCGGCATCCCTGAAGGGTATAGCTGCATGAATACCCTGCACGACTTTGATGATTTGCAGAAGCTGGAAATGCAATGCGCCAAGATTGCGTCCGAGATTGCCACGGTGGAAACCAATCCCGCGGGCGAACTGGACACGTCGCTCAATCGCCGGTCCCGCCTAAACATCACCACCCAGAACAGCGCCGGTCAGGGCATCGTCAAGCAGGGATATGCCGATTATAACGTGGTGCTGGGCGGCAAAAAGATTGCGCTAAAGACCGGGGACAGCCTGAAAAACTTCATGGTGGACCGGCCGACCACCGTCCAGCAGCAATATTGGGACCTTTTAATCACCCAAATCTGCTGCGGTTACAACGTTCCGAAGCTGCTTGTGACGCCGGCCAGCTTACAAGGAACCGTTACGCGGGCCGATTTGGACGTTTCTGGCAATGCTTTTCGAGTCAATTTTGAAATCATCGCTTGCGTCCTGCGCGAAATTTACCAATGGCAGGGCGTCTGGGCTAATGATTTTGACCTCTCTCAAGATGGTTCTACACCTGACGACCATTCAAACGTCATCATCCGGGCGCCGCGCTCACCGAACGTGGACGTGGGATACACCGCCCGCAATCTTGAGATTGAATTGAACCTTGGCGTAAAGACGTTGCAAGACGTGTATGCCGAGAAGCAGCAGAACTGGCGCGAACAGTTGACGCAAATTGCCGAGACCCAGGCATACGTCAAGATGTTGGCGAAGAAGTTCGACATTGACCCCGCTCAAATCACCGCGCTGGCCGCCGAACCCAAAGAGAGCGATTTGGTTTCTGCCGGTGAAGCCGAACCAAAGGAAGTGGCAGCATGAATTTAGAAATCAATACAGTCCAGGCATTGCAGGCGTCGGTGAAGGCGCATTGGACCGCAATCCACTTTTATAAGCTAATCGCTGGGCAGTTCGGGCGCTGGGGATACCCCAAGCTGGCCGAGCATTTCAAAGGCGAAGCTGCCGACGAGCAGATGCACCTTGATAAACTGATTGAACGGCTGGAACTGGCCGACGTGGCCCCGACCTGCGAAGGCGAGTCATTGGAACCCGCCCGCCATGATGTTCAAGCCATTCTAGCCCAAGCATTGGCACTTGAAAATGGCGCGGCCGAAATTGAACGGGCCGGAATCCAGACTGCCCGCGAAGCGATGGACGATGGAACGTCCCATTTGCTCCGCCATAATCTGGAAGGAAGCGAACAATCAATCCTAGAATTGGAAGCAGAGCTGCGCGTTCTGTCTGAGATTGGATTGCAAAACTATCTTGCGAACAAAGTATGAGCAAATTTACCCAGAACCTGAAGCGGGCCAAGTCGTTTAATGCGATTTGCCGCGCAAAAAAGCTGCCCGAAGCTACCGCAAAACAGCTTGGAGTTGATTCCATCGCTGGCGAAAATTCTTTGCGCGTTGAAAACATGGGCGAAGAGACGCACCTTTACCTTGCCGGTGCTGTCGGCGGCTCGTTTTACGATGAAGCGGGAATCACCGAGAAAGAGGTCCGCGGTGCGTTCAAGTCCATCCCTAAAGGAAAGAAAATCAATGTCCACATCAACTCGGAAGGCGGTTCGGTCCAAGAAGGTCTCGGAATCTACAACGCAATCAAAGAACGCGCAAAAGACGTTACCTGCTATGTGGACGGATACGCACTCTCAATCGCAAGTGTGTTTCCGCTCGCTGCCGGTAAGGTTGTCAGTCCGAAGTCTGCCATTTGGATGATTCACAATGCGTGGTCATTCGCGCAAGGCAATTCCAAGGACATGATGGACCAAGCCAAGATGCTTGAAGAACACGACGCCATGCTGGCCGAGATTTATTCCGAGCATACCGGCAAAAGCACCGAAGAAATTCGGACTGATATGGCTGCCGAAACTTGGATTCGTGGCAGCGCGGCCGTGGAATACGGTCTGGCGGATGAATCGGACGACACCGAAGAAGTCGAAGCAAGCTACGCCGCATTGCCGCAGGCGTGGCTGGACCGCTGCTCAAACATCCCGGCAAACATTTTGAACGCCTTGCGCGTTCCGTCGGCAGTAATCGCTAATAGGGAACACACCCAAAACAACGCGTCTGATGCGTCTGACGCACAAGCGAACACACCCGCTCCCGCAACAGCGGCTGCCGACGAAATTTCTCCCGACACAACGTCGGAAGAGCAACAACCCGCTGCCGTCGAAATCGGCGGCACAGATAACAACAACAACACCATGCCCACAGAAACCATCCCGGCAGCGGCCCAACCGTCTGCCCTTGACGTGAGCGCACTTCGTTCCGAAGTGGCCGCACTCAAAAAAGAAAACATCACCAACCGCGTCCGCAGCTACGTCGCCGCGCAGAAAATCAGCAAAGAAGAAGTTTCTATCTTTGTGGATGCTGCGATGAAAGACGAAGCTGGCACGTTCGCAATCCTTGACGGCAAATCTGCTGCCGCTTTCAGCGAGCCTGCTGGCCGCGTTGAAATGGGTTCCGCCGAAGCGCCCAAAGGTTGGCAGGGCAAAGTGACCGAAAAGGTTGCTAATCTGCTCGCCGAACACAAGACGCCCGCGGCCAAGTTTGCTGCGTTGCAGTCTGATTATAACTATCTCCGTGCTGATGCGCTCCGTAAAGACGGCGGCGTCATGGCGGCCAACACCTACTCGGCCACGCTGACCACGAACTTCCTGATTCTGGGCGCGACCACCAAGCTGTCTCCGAAGTTCGCCGCGGTTAAGGCGTTCGCTCGCGACGTCTCGGTTGACCCCTACAAGCCTCTCGCTTCCGGCGTGATGAAATTCACGACGTCCGCGCAGGACGGCTCCAACGTGCTGACCAACGCGACCAACTTCGCGCAGTCCACGCAGGTTGTCGCTCCCGTGACCATCACGGTCAGCCAATACACGGCGCCGGCCGCCATCACCAACAGCGACCTGAACAGCGGCATCCGTATGGCCGACGTTTCCTTCGCCACGCTGAACAGCCTGGGCAGCAAGATTACGCAGGTTGCGATGACGAACATCACCGCCGCCAACTACACCAATTCCACTGGTGGTCTGGCCGGTATCGACAAGGCCGCTAGCAACTTCGGCTTCGGTGACACCCAGACGCTCTGGGGCCAGCTGAAGAAAGCGAACAGCCGCAACTTGGTTCTGGATGGCGAATATGTGGCCAGCCTGACCAACGTGCCGACGTTCTTCCAGGTTGCCGCTGAAGGCACGGTGAAGGGTTCGCATTGGACCAACATCTTCGGCTGGGACAACCTGTTCCTGAACACCGAGTTCAGCACGGCTGATTCCAACGTCCGCGGTTTTGCTTGCGACCCGCAGGCGCTCGGCGTCATCGCCGGTCTCCCGCTCATTGACCAGACGGCCATCCCCGGCGGCATCCTGTCGGTCAGCACCGGCGTCATCCCCGGCGTGGAGCTGCCCATCGCGGCTTATATGTGGTTCGACCTGAATGCTCGGACCTACTATATGTCCTACGACATCATGTTCGGCGCGAACGTGCTGGACAACACCGCTCTGGCCATCGTCCGCGGCTAATTAACATCGTCGGGGAAGTAACTAACCCGGCACAATTCTTAACTAAATAAAATCCATGAAGAAATTATTCATCGCTTCCATCCTGTCGCTGGCCATTGTCGGTTATGCGGCTGAACCTAAATCGGGACCGCAGACGTTGAGCCTGCCCGCGACCTTGACTGGCACGACCAATCTGGCTTCGCCGTTGCTGGTTGATGCGTCTGGTCAGCAGAACGTCCGCTTCCTGTTTGGCGTGTCGTCGGCTGATTCGGCCAGCACCACCAACGTGACGTTTAAAGCTGCGTATGGCGTCTCTGCGACCCAGCTGGACACCAACAACGCCATCACCCTGACGGCGAACATCAGCGGTTCAACAGTGTTTTATACGGCCACCAACGTCATTGCTTCCAATGGCGGATTGAAGCTGTATATCTACCAAGAAGCTGCCGGTGCAAATTCCCGCATCACCAACAACTACGCTGCGTGGTTGTTGAAGACTCAAGCGCCTTAATACACGCGACCACGATGGCCGCGCGGAGTTTTTTCATTTTCTCCGCGCGGCCTTTTCTAACATGAGCGAAATCCGCGACATTATCACCGACACTTTGCAGGACCGAGAAGTCACTTTCGGCGATGATTGCGTTGCGCTTCGCACGTCCACTTATTTTAAGGCTGAAGTTGAGCCGGTGGCCGACATGGAGTTAAATGTTACGCTCGGACGCGACCCTCGGGAATCGGTTATCTTCCACATTCGGGACCGTGTGGTTTCAGCTACTCTTAATTTAAACGATTTGGTGACGGCATTGGGCAGCACATTCAGGATTTTACGGCGCTCGGACAACCCCATCAGCACCCAAGTGGACTTCGGCGCGATGAAGATTACCAACAAAGATTCTATCTAAATGAAATTTTCCAAGTTTATCCTGGCGCTTGCTGCATCCCTTTTAATTTTGTCCCAAGCTGGCGCGGCCACCATTGTCGGCAATTTGATGGACATTTACGGAGGCGGCATTGACCGCACCATCAAAATCAGCCCGAAATCCACCCCGCAGGCGGTGATTTATAACGGGACCAATTACACCGTGATGGACTTGGCCAAAACTGTCAGTTCAACAAATTCAATCTTTGCGGTGGTTCTCTTGGGCGGGATTTACAACGTGGATTTTGGAACGGTTAATGGCGTGGCAACCCCGGTTACAAAGATTCTGGTCCCGCCTTACGATACAAACACTTACTCTTTCAATTACGTTGCGAACCTTGCGACCAATTTAGGCACATTTGTCTGGACTAATTCTTACGGCATTGCTGCCGGGACCAATATCGTAATTACAACCAACGGCGCTTTGCTTGTAATAAATGCGTCCGCACCTGCCGCAGCCGTCCCTACCAATTTTGCGTCCATCATTGTTACAAACGACATCAATCGCGGCGATGCAAGCGACACGGGTAAATCGCTAAACATCTCGCTTGGCGGTTCAGCAGCAACCAGTCCTGGCTCTGGCGGTGACGGCGGTACGGTTAACATTGCAAGCGGCGTAAACGGAAACGGGCTGTCTGGACTGGGCGGCAATGGCGGAACTGTTTCAATCGCGCAAGGGGGCACAAGCGGTTTAAATGCGTTAATTGGCGGCAATGGCGGCACGGTAAACATTGCAAACGCATCTCCCAAAGGCACGGCTGGCACGGTTAATATTGCAACCAATGGTTTAACTTATGTGGGCAATCTTACAGTTAAAAGCAACGCGATTGTTAATGGAGCCATTTACGCCACTAATGTTTCTTCATACGTTGTTGCTAAACTATCTGGAACTCAATTAGCTTTTAATCGTGACTCCGCTACATTTGGCACAATAATAAGCCCAGATGAAATAACAATTTATAGCGGCCTTGCTGGCGGCAATATATTTTCTGCAACGTCTTCTGGCATTAATGATGGAGTGGTTTATGCAAATTTTCTTGGCGTTGGAAACTCAAACCCCAACCACGATTTAAGATTAGATATTAACGGAAACTTTGGAAACAGTTTAGGAGATTTATACATAAACCAAAATTTAGGAAACAATACAGGCAACGGAATTAACATACAGGCAGATGATTCTATTGATGAAGGAGCTGGCAGCATTTCAATTTTGGCCGGAACCGCTTCGGACTCAAATGGTGGCGATGTTTCAATTTGCGCTGGAAACGGAACTGGCATTGGTGGAAATGTTTTAATTTCGGCTGGAACAAATCCTGTAAGTGGAGCTGCTGCAAATTCAATTTCAATTTTAAACAATTCCGTCGGTTATCCTTATGTTGGTCAAATTAACATTGCTGGCAGCACCATATTTTCAAGCAATGTATATTTGGCGCAAAATCTTTACGTCACCAATCACGCTTACGATGTATCGACCAGCAGACTCGACCCGCTTGCCAACGAATTTGTAACCGCTGAATATGTCCAATCCGTAATGGCGGCCAACTTTGATTTGTATTTCTCAACCAATTCTTCCGGGGTTTCCATCACCAATGTTGGAACGCCATCGACCATGGTGCTGGTAAATCCCACAACATCCCAGACCAACACAATTTCATCATTCACAAACGGGACATATTTTACGGCACGGCTCCAGACAAATTCAATCTCCTACATCCAATCCGTTCCGATTAACCTCTACACCTACGTCCAAATTACTGGTGGCGGTTCTGTTACGGCTCACCCTGAAATGTGGCTTTATAATACTAACGGAACAATCGTGCAGCTTGGATATTCTTCGGACAATACCTACAACTCGTCCATTGCCGTTCCCGTCAACTTGGCAATCGCCCTGACCAATACGGCTTATCTAAATGTGAATTTGACCAATAGTCCGCAGTTGCTTTTGCGCTGGTATGTCACCTCGACATCTGGCAATCCAACTTGGAAGTTTCTGGTTGGTGCTGGCAATGTTTCGCACATAACTGTTGGAACCATCCCGTCAGCAAATCAGAATTACGTTGGCACATTTACTGGCAATGGGACCGGCTTAACTAACATCCCTTCAACTGGAATAACGGGACTCGGAACGGCGGCTTATAGCAACGCAACCGCCTTTGCCGCGTCCACCGTGACTAATCTTACCGCAGGACAGATTGTAACAATCGCAGCAGCCGTCACCAACAACGCCAGCCCAACCCTTACAGGCCTCACCGTCGGCGCACAGACCGCGCTGGACGTGAATGGCAATGGTAAGTTTGGCGGCGTGGGCCACACCAATGGCGTTCTGACGGGCAACGCAAGCGGATTGACAAACGTCACAACTGAAAAAGTTTCATTGACTGCACCTTACGGCGGAATTGACAACAACGTGGCAAATCTCGCTTTAGGCGTAAAATACGCCTACGGACAAGGCGGTTCGCAAGCTGGATATTTTAGTTTAAATCCAACGATGTTTAATCAATCGTCAACTGCAACTAAACTGGTTATTGCGGTGCCTTTGTTTGTTACAAATGCAATTCAAACTGTAGTTTGGCAAAGCCTATACGTTTCTAACAATGTTGCAATCAATGTTCAACCAACTGTTTCCTATACTACCCTTACAGCTTCAAATCAAAATTGGATTTTCATCACAAACAATATTGGAAACATTACAAATCTTTCCAGTTTTTGGTTTGCTCCGTATCAGGACACGCCAGCTTCGCGCAACATTTGGATTCGGACATCTATCCACGCCTATTTGATTCCTTAATTATGAAACACACCTTATTTTTCCTGCTCGCCCTTGCCCTAAACCTCCGCGCCCAAGACGCGCCCACCGAGCCTGTTGCCGAACCGACTGCGCCCATAGTTGAGCCAGCCGAACCGCAGCCGCTTCCGTCCATCACCGTGACCACCCAGACCGTGACCACGGTGGAACCGCTCACGCTCTCGCCAGAACAGATGTCTGGAATCATTGCTGCCGTTCAAGCAGGTGGCATCTCCGCCAGCGTCCCAATCACCCCGGCCAATCTGTCCTCCGTGTACCTCTACGAGCAGGACGGCAAGTTCATCGTGGCCATCAAATTGAAATAGGTATGGACGACATCATCAAACATACAGCCGGAACCGCCGCATCGGGCGTTGGGTTTCTGGGTTCGGTTACGCTCCACGCCAGCAACGAATGGATTTCGTTTGGATGCGGTATTGCCGGTTTCTGCGCGGCTTGCATGACCGTGGCCAGCATAATCAAAAAGTGGAATAAATAGCCTATGGACACATTGCTCAACATCGTTCCCGACAAATACAAACCCGCCCTGCTGGTCCTGATTTCGGTCAGCCCGATGATTACCAGGGCGATTTATGCCCTAATGAATGGGCGCGGGATCAAAGGCACGTTGTCGGCTATCTGGTTCGGAACTAATCAACCCAAATGAGAATGCCCATTAAAACGCTCCTGATAGCCCTTGGCGCCTGTTTGGTGCTGATGGGCTGCCATTACACCCCGCAGCGCATTGCCTACGTCAGCGCCAGCACCACGGCGGTCAGCGTGGAGACGGCCATTGTGGCTTATAATGAGTTTGCCAAGGCCGGCAAGACCACCGTGGCCCAGAACCTAGCCGTCCGGGATGCTTATTGCAAATACCAGCTCGCCGCGGCCGTTGTCTGCGATGCCGGGGCCGTGTATGCCGAAACGGGCGGGACCAATCACGTTTATGCTGCCGCGTTCCAGACGGCCACGATGAACATGAGCCAGACGGTTCTGGACGTGCTAAACCTGATTCGTTCCTTTGGAGTTAAGATATGAACCCGGCCACCATTGCTTTGATTATCGGACTCGTGGAACAGGCAATCCGCCTGCGCCCGATTCTGGCCGAAGAGCTGAACGCCATCTTCACCAAGCCCGACCCGAACCCGTCGGACTGGTATGATTTGAAATTTAAGATTTTAAGTGATTCGTTTGAACATCTTGCGCCCGATGCCAAGCTGAAATGAATTTAACCGTCCAGACTGACCTGCGCGGACTGAATGAATTTCAGTCCCAGTTATTCGGCGCTCTGCTCGGGCAGGGTAAAGCCGGTGATGGCGACGCGCAACGATTTCTGAAAATTGAAACCGGCCAACTTGCAAAAGAGATTGCCACCCAGCTTGGACCGAAAAGCCTTGGCAAGGCCGAGTCTAAAATCAAATCAGAAGCAAACCAGACGTTCTTTTCAATTCAGCCAGAGGTTGGAGTCTTTACCGGCAGCAGGGCGGGGACCGGCGACATCAAGTGGCTTTTTGCTTACAAACATAAAGGCGGCAGCGCACTTGTCGGAGACGACCCCGAAGACTTCATGCCCGGATTGGACATTGCGGCAGGCAAAGAAATAATGCGGCGCTCAAATAAGAAGCGCGATGCTTGGCGTTTAATTGGAACCCGCGGCAAAGGAACAAATCAACAAAGCATTTACAAAATCGAGAGAGTTATCACCAAGGCTTCGGTGGTTCTTGGCGTTGTTAAATCAATCAAACAGAAAGCGGGCGAGCTAAAAGCATCATTCGGATATACGGCCAGCGAATTGGGAGGATGGAACTCGGTCCCGTCTTGGGTTTCGCGCCATTTCAGCGGACTTGTCAGCGGCAAGGCAATCCTGAATCGCTCGCAAGAGCATAGCGTTTCAAATCCCTTTATCGAATTTGGTTCCCGAGCGCCCGGCGTTGTCTCAAATCAAAGGATAAATTCAGCCATTGTCCGCGCCTATCAAGCGCGATGCAGAATATCCATTGCCAAACTTAAAAAAATCATGGCCGGCCACACATACGACTGGAACACCGGCCGCGTATTTAAACCGCAAAGCATCCCCACAACCTAAATGATTTCACCCGCATCATACGCCGGCCTCTACGATTTCTCCCTTGTGGAGAAAGCCATCCAGTCGTATTTCGTCGGGACTGGATTGTTCACGCTGCCGCCTGACGAGAACGACGACACGAAGGAGAACTGGGTCCCAGACGCGACCAAGCCAGCAATGCTGACCGCTTATGATGCAGCCGTGTTTCAAAAGGCCATCCCGAGGGTGGCTTGTTATCTGTCCGGGATTAGTCCGGCCACCACCGTGCCGCATGGAATTGTGGACGGAAACGGGGCGCTTCGCAACAATATGTGGAAGGCCAATTTGATGCTGGAAGTTATTACCGAACCAAACTACACCGCTCACGTTGCCCTACGTTCAACCGTAACGGCCTTGGGCGAGATGATTGTCCCGATGCTGGCTAACCCGGCACAGGCCATCGGCGCGAATCAATACAGCGCACTTTACCAACTGGCGTATTGCGTGGCCAATAACCACTCAACCCAAATCAACGCGGCGGAAGGATTTTACGGTAGCCAATTAAGCTACGTCTTAACTTTCGGTGTCCACGAACAGTCAATCGCGGCCATCGGATAAACAAACACGACAATTCAACACCCTAANACACCATGCCTACTTATACAGCACCAGACGGAACGCCCTACACAAGTTCAGCGGTTCCGATTAACACCAGGACAATCACAATCAAACGCGGCGACGGCAGCACAGCTGGCGGTGGTGCGTCCCCGACCAGCCTTGGGACATACCTCGTTGAAAATTTTACCATTGGCGCACCCGGAAAAGTCGTTCGCCGTATGGGCACGTCTGGCGAAGACACCGACATGGCCGTGGTCCGCTCGGCCCGCACCGTGTCTGGCAAGCTCCAGATTAAGTCCGCTCTCGGTCAGGCCACCCCGATTCCCGGCGATTATTTCGAGGAATCGGTTGACGTGGTTATCACCACTTTGGCCGCGGCTGGCACGAACCGTTTCATCATCTCGGACATTTCCAAAGACGAGACGGCCGGTTCGCCTTGGACCTATAACATGACGGCCACCGAAGACATTGAAAACAGCGCTCGCTACACCGTGTAATCGTGCCTGTCGTTGAATTCAATCGTGATTGTCCGGGATATTTGGAAGCGGCGTTGCGTGAAGACCTGATTCGCGCAACGCCCTTCCTGGGGATTGAGGAAAGAATTAACGGATTGCCGGTAATGCCATTAACTTTGCGGATGGTTCAATGGCTTGGAATGGTTAGAAGCCCGTTTTTATCAAAGCTCCCTGCCAATGTTTTGATTACAAAACCAGACATTGCGGCCGACATAATGATGTTTTTCTGGATTGTTTCTCCATTGTTTAAAATTGGGAACGAAAGAGCAAAGAAAAGATTTTACAAAACACATGGCCAAATCCTTAAATGCAATGCACAAAAAACGGTGCAGGAAATAATTGAATACATAGAAGAAGCATTTTTAGATTCAAGCGAAAACATTAAAGAAGGCGACCAGAAAAACTATTACTCAACCGCGGCGTCCATTGTTGGGTTTTTTCATCGCGGTTACGGTTTGGAAATTGACGTGTGGGAAAATTCAATCTGGCGCAATTTGATTAGAAAACTTACTGGCAGGCCAAACGCAATGGACGTTCCATTGAAAATTGCTTTTCAATTAATCCGAGCGCATCAAAAACACGAGCATCCAGAAATGACTTTTCACAATAAATTAAGCCAGCCCAAGATTGATGCGTGGCTTGGCGAATTAAACAAAGCTGCATAATATGGCAACAAGCACAGAAGAAATTTTATTGCGGCTGGGGATGAGCGCGGACGGCATTAAGACCGGGATGGCTCAGGCTAATGCGTCCGTTAAGTCTGGATTGGACAACATGAAAACCATGTTTGTCCAGGCGTTTTCTGGCGTTGCTATCTTGGGGGCAATGAACAAGGTCCTGAATAAGTTTGATGAAATCCAAGACCGCGCAGACAACCTTGGAGTTGGAACCGATTTCTTACAGGGGATGCAGCAGGTGGCAAAGCGCGATGCTGTCGGCGGGCAGGAGACCTTCAATCGCGGGATTGGAGAGCTGGCGGTGCGGCTTGGTTCGGCAAAAGATGGAAGCGAAACAGCAATTAAAGCATTCCAAAAGTTTGGCATTACATTGTCGGACATTTCTAAATTAGACGTGGAAGGAATGTTTTATTTGATTGCGGATAGAATTAAAGCAATCCCGGACCCAGCGCAGCGGGCCGCGGCAGCTTTTGAATTGCTCGGCAAATCTGGCAAAAACCTAACCGGCGTTTTGTCGGGTGGAGCGGCGCAATTAAAAAACATGGTGGAGCAAGCCGATAAACTGGCGGCTGCGGATGTCAAAAGATTGGCGGATGCAAAAGATACCATTGAAGATTCCACAAATACTTTAACAATCTGGGGCGGAGAATTTTTATCAATCTTTGGAGAAATTGGAGACTTTTTGCCAATTTTATTTTCAAGTGTTGAATCATTGCAAAAAAACGCAACAGAAAGAGAAATTCAAAGAATTAAACAAGTAAAAAAAGCCGAACAAGATGCGGCAGACGCAAAATTTGCAGCATTGGACGCAGCGTTTCAGATGCAAATGAAAACGCAGGCCGCAGCGGCAAAATCAGCGCAGTTAATCAAAGAGCAATTATCAACAGCAATTGGAAAGCGCGACGATATTAAAAACAAGATTGGAGCAATTAACTTTGAATCGGTTAGCGTTGAAGATTTAGCAGGCAAACAATTTGCAAAAGAACGGTCTGCAATGTATGGAGAAGGCGGGCAATTTGATTTAACAAAAGGAACCGGCAAAGCTGGTGCAGCGGCAAGGGAATTCTTAGCGGCTAAATACGCTCAACAATATTCTAGAGTTTATGGCACAACCGCCCAAGCCGAAGCCGCACAGAACCGAATGAACGCGGCAGAAAAAACAATGGAAAAACTTGGCGTAAAATTGCCGGGACAGGACATTGAATCAATGAAAATTTCATTGGATGCAGCGCAAAAAGATATTCAAAAACTTTTAGCAACAGCAATTGGTTCGGGCATCAAAATATCCGACGCAAAATAATATGCCAACTTTTACCGCACCAAACGCCCTGCCCTATCGCAGCGCCGTTCAGACCAACGCCCGCCCAGCCGGGCCGGCAACGCGCCGCTACCCGCTGCCCGAGTCCTGCCCAATTCAGTTTGCGGCTTACGCATTTGACCAAGAGTTTGAGATGGTCCTGTCCAGCTTCCCGCCAGCTGCAAAGAACACGCAGTCCAATGCGTCCAGCGGCGCCACGTTTGGACTAGCCGATGCCAATGCCATCCTAACCAAACTGTCCCAGCCGTCGGTTACTCTGGCCGGTATGGGCAAATTCACCGGCAGCTTCGCTCGGGTTCCAGCCAGTTGGGATGACTTCCAGACGCAATCGGTGACATTCCCGGGCATCCGAGACACGAATTACAATGGCGGCGTCCGCGACCCCAAGCCCGTGAATTGCACGGTCCGGCTGCGGTATGATTACTTCGTGGTTGACCCTGCTGGCGTCCTGACGGGCGCGGGCGTTTTGGACTCGGGCGGCTCGGCCATTACTTTGGTTACCAGCAAGGCGAAGATTCCAACCTTGTCTAGGCATCGCTGGCAATTCCTGTTTTCAGGCTCAACACTTTCGACTTCAGAGGTCACCGGCCTAGTCAAATCTGGAGGAACCGGCGGCTGGCTGGAGACGGTCCCGAACACCGCAAACTATCAAACTTGGATTTCAAATGCCTCGGCCTATGTCAGCGGCAGCAGCGAATGGACCAGCTCGGCGCCGACGGTCTGGGACGGCACAACCAATGGCAGCACCTACGGCCAATACCGCATCACCGACTCCCGTTTGCAGGATTACGAAGGCAACATTGTCTGCCGAATCTCCGAATACGTTCTGGCTCAATAAGGTTTATGGCCCAAAAAACCCAAAATTTAAAAGGCCAAAAGTTTGCGGTTCCGACCACTCCGGGGATTTACATCGGCAAGGACTGGCGCGGAAAGGTGGTTGATTTGCTGAATTGTTTTTACAATCCGAAGATTCAGATTAAGACAATCAACAGCGCCGACAATCAAACCATCCTGACCGATTCGGACGTTCAAATGGGACCGCTGGGCTGGGTGGCGACGATTGACCTGACCAATGCCGGTGTTGGCAATGGCGCGACAAGTGGCGGCGGATACATGGGCAATTATTCCAATGCATCATCCTACACTACAGGCCAGACAGTCCGAGTCCTTACCGCCACCACCATCTCGGGCGTATCCGTTGCAGCCGGTTATTACGGAGTCCCGCCAGGCATTACCGTCCCCGCCAGCGGCACGGGCAACCAGATTCCGCAATTCCCGGAGCCGACCAGCGGGACTGTTTATTGGCACATGATTGTTGAGTATTGCTGACATGAAAAGCAAATGCTGTTGCATCTGTTTGCCGACGCGAAAGCAGAACACGACTGATATTAAGGCGTTTCTGTCCGGCCTGCCTTCGCCAGATGCCGAATGCGGAGCTGCATTGCCGGCCAATGCTCTTCCAGCATACCGCTCAGACACTCTTGCCAGTTGTTATCCAGACCCATATAGCGTTCCAGCTTGCGGCACTAGCGGGACAGGAAAAGGATTTTGGCCGTTTCCATATCCAACTCAAACCTTTGCCGATTCAGGAACAGCATCGCCAAATGTTTGCGGAAATCACGGGTTTAAAGTGGTTCAATCAAAACGAGCTTGGAATGGCCGATATGGATTTACCGATGATTATGTTTTGGCTCCTAAAAGCGCCACGTCAAAATTTAAATCGGCAAGCTACGCTGCATCATTTTCAGAAAAGTATTCTGGAATGCAAAACATATATGACGGAAGCGGTAATTTTCTTCACACTAATAGCGGACAATCCGAACACGCCGGTTCAACTACCAGTTTTAATTCGCTTTCAGTTGGCGGAGTTGGTTCATGTTCTCCGCAAATGAATTACAATGATGGGGGCGGAAGCTGGTCTGCTCCTGCTGATGACCCATCTTATTTTAATTATTTTCAGCCATGCAGTGCAATAAGTTGTAATGGGGATGTTCAAATCCCAATTACAATGCCGCAGACTGGATACCAGGCATTAATTGATTCGGGACAAAACACCATTGTCACGAATAAAAATATTCAACTTTTAAAAGACATAACCTTTATTGATGCCGACCGTTCAATTGTTACATTTAAAATTCCGTGGCTTAAAACGGTTGACGGCTATCAAACTTATCAAGGCCCAATAGGCGGCATTGCGGCGTGGATTGCCGGTTTAAATTTAAACGATGATTATTCCGCTTGCTCAAATGGTGAATTTAACGTTTACAAAATTCACCGCAATTTTACCGTTTCTGGGCTTGAGTTAACCAATACCAAATTTTCAATAACTATTTCATGTTCGGCATACAATTCTTATCATCTTAATTTTGATGATGGAACGTGCGCAATATTGGCTCCAAAATATTATTCAGATTGGCAATACGAAGGAGTTTACACAGCTTCTGTTAATCTTGGGAACGAAAACACCGCCAGTTCAATTCAGTCAGATTCGCTATCTTTGTTAAATCAATGGGACATGACCGACGATACAATTTACCCTTGGCGCACCGACAGCGAATGCCGGGTGGCTCCAATGGTAATCCGTAAAGAACTCTACGGCACGGCTCCAGCAGTTGGATACTGCGAATCCACCACCGATTCAAATTTATATACTCAATTTGATGGTTCAATTTACGGCGCACCGCTTTCGTCAGCATATTACGACAAAGGCTGGTTTGATTTTTACGAGGACGAATACCATTACAAAGATGACGGAACGGGAGGATTTCAGCTTTGTTATAGTTACGGCAATTACGCGCCGTCCTATCTTCCGACAACCGCGACTCATTGGACCGACGGAGCATTGGACACCAGCGACCGCGGAGCTGGATGGGCGCCATTTAGCAGATTTAAAGAAAACTATCAATACAACCTTCCGCCATTTGTAAATCATGGCTGCGCTTTTTCATCAAACAATCAAGAGGCGTTCTGGGCATCTAAATGGGCTGAAATTAAAGAACCGCTGCCATCTCAAAACTACTGGGGCGAATGCGGATTGCAGCCAAACCAATGCGCGATTGACGACCACGGAGGCGCATTTTCAACCTGCACACCAATGCGAGACTTGTTTGTTCTTAACCCGACAACGTGCGAAGTATCCGCAACCGTCCGATATCCAAACGCTTTTGCAATATGCGGCAAAGCTACGATTGACAATATTAGCGCATCGGCTGGTGTAGTTACGGTTACCCATTCCAAGACAACATTGCTTCGGACTGGTGATTCGGTGGACTTTATTGACGCGGCAAATGCGGTGACGGTTTCCAATGTAATCGTGACCGTGGACAGCGACACCCAATTTCACTTTACCGGCTCAACGCCAAGTGGCGTGGCCGTAATCTCGCACAATGCGCCCAATCCAAATTGGTATGACCTGTCTCCCAAGGGCGACTTTGTTCGCGTTACAGACAATGCTGGAACGATTACGGCCGACCAGGGCAATGTTATTCCGTACGCAGGCAAAAAGCCCATCATTGCAATTGTTCCGCCCGGCTCGCCCGAGATAAACAATCCCAAGTGGCCGGCCCGCTCAACGGTGGTTTATTCAGATTATCAATCAGTTTTGCCAACCGAAAGCTGGCTGTCCGCAGTTAATCAGGCCATGAGTGACCGATTTTGGATTGATAATCAAGACGCAAAAGTTTCTGATGGCGTGGACCCTGACCCGCTTTGCGCTCCAAAAAACAAAGACGGTTCAGCTTGCGTTACTTCTCCATGCGACCCAGTTTTGACGCCATTGGTGGAGGCTAGGCTAATTGCTCCCGCAGGCGCACCGTTGCAATTTACATCGGACAATTTGCCCGAATGGATTAAAATGCCCGCAGCGATTGATTTTGGGACAACCTGCTCAGCCGTATGGACGTATGGACAACCACCGGCCACGTTTTATCCGCAGTATGGCGTGAACCCAGGACTTGCAAGCTCGGACCGGGCAGCATCGTCCACGGCGGCATCATCCGATTCCAATGCGTCTTGGGGAACGGCCGATTCAACTTTTATACCATGAAAACCAAACTGATTCTTTTATTCTGCATTGCGGCAATGTCATCTTTTGCCCAGCTTAACCTTATTAATGTCGGAACCAATTCAAACGATGGCAGCGGTGAAGTCATCGGCCGCAATACCTGGCTTAAAATAAATGCCAATGATGTATGGCTGGCAAACCAGCTTGGCGTCAATTTTACCAACTGCCTGACGGTGGCCACTAATGGAGCAAATGCGGCCTACGTTCAAACGTCAGGACTGAACGCACTATTTTTGACCAATGGCTATCCGTTTTCATCGTCCAATTACTTCGGCCGATTCACTAATGTCTGGCAATTCAACGTCTCGGGCAGCCTGACCGGGACAAACAAATCATTCACCAATTACATGAGCGGGGACGGGACGACTTGGGTTCCATTTGCCCAGACCAATCTGGCCACGCCTTATTTGTTTACCAATTATCTGACCAACGTGTTTGGAACCAACATCGTGGTGATTTACACCAACATTTACACCAACTTTACTTACACCGGCGTTTATCTTTCCAGTTTAGGCAGCACCGCAACCGGCAGCGTTTCCATTTATTCGCTTGCGTCGCCGCAGCTAAATGGCAAGCTCAACCAGTTTAAAGCCCAATCATTTGAATTTGAAAAAATGCAAATTGTCCCAGCAACCATAACCAATTCAGGCAGCAGCACGTTTGGGTTCGGCGCTGGCTTGATTGGTGTGGATACCAATTACATTTACATTAGCGTTGGATTGAATGCTTGGCGCCGCATCGCCATCCCCACAAACACATGGTAAAAATATCCATCCAGCACATTGAAGACTGCCGGTTAAACCGTCCTGTTGGATATGCCGACGCGCTGATTGAAGCCGGTGATATTCAAGGCGACTGGCTTTTGATTGAAAAGGACGCGCTGGAAGCCATTGTCAAAAAATTCACGCCAGAACGGCTGCAAGGCGTCAAAGGTTTGGGCGATATTGTCCACAAGATTGCCAACCCGATTGCGCGGGCCATTGATTCGGTGGCAGGCACAAACATTCAAAGCTGCGGCGGATGCGCTAAACGCCGCGAACAATTAAACAAAGCAATCCCAATCAAATGAACCTCGAAGCCCGACTCCGCAAAAAGTTTGAGCAGCTCAAGAAAGAGTTTGAAAAGCCCAAATTGGACGCCCGTTCAATCGTCCACCTGAACCGCGACATGGCCGCAGCCGCCGAAGCTCTGGCCAGCAAGCCCAAATGAAACTGGCAATCCTAGATTCGGGCGGGGCGGTATGGGTGGAGATTGATTATGCCGACGCGGGCAAGATGCAGGCGGCCCTAACCGCGGCCATTCCGGCCCTAGCTGCATTGGGGATAATGACGGTGATTGGGAACAAGTTGGATTGGACTTTTAACGGTTCACAAGTGGAAAAGGAATGACAAAACGCTGCACATATATCCATTGCCGCGTTGTCAACAAGGTGACAAACCCTCGGTGCTATAATTGCGACAAAGCCGAATTTGAACCTGTTATCAAAAGCAAATTTACTTTTTTTGGATTATTTAAACCAAAAACCAAATGAACATCACCCAGAAATGGAAGCGGTTTATGGCCGTCGGATGCAGCCACGGCAACCTGATTGACCCAAAGGCAGCTGATGCGGTTTTAAGGTTCCGCGACCAATGGAAGCCGGCCACCGTGGCGCACCTGGGCGACTTCGTGGACACAGCAGCTTTCCGTTCTGGGGCCGCGGGCAGCTCGGACGAGTCAGAACCCATCGGACCCGACATTGACGCAGGGCTGGCCTTCCTAGGCGCATTACGGCCCACCCTAGTATTCAACGGCAACCACGAAGCGCGGCTTTGGCGGCTTCAGAATCACCACAATGCGATTGTGTCTGACTGCGCCGGGCAGATTATTAACCGGCTGCGGATGGCCACGACCCGGCTGAAAGCCGAATACGTCGAGGACTGGGGCATCCGGGCGTGGCGTCGGCTGGGCAATTACTCGCTTGGCCACGGCTACCTGTTCGGCGAATCGTTCTTGCGCGACACGGCCGAGAGCCACGGCAACACTATTATTGCCCACGCCCACCGCGCAGGGATGGCAACGGGCCGACGGTCCGATGCCGCCACGGCCTATTGCGTCGGAACCCTATCGGACATCCCAAACATGGACTACGCCAGCGCCCGACGCTCAACCCTGTCCTGGGCGGCTGGTTTTGTCTGGGGCGAATACACCGACACCCAGACCGTCTGTTGGCTGCACGTCCAGCCGCAAGGTCAGTCCGAATGGAGGCTGCCAGCATGAAATCGTCCAACGCAATTTGCAAGCTGATGGCATCTGAATTGATGCCCAAACGTATCTTTGACAGCAGCGCCCAAACGTCCGACGAGATTGCGAGGTTCACCGGCATGACGGTTAGGACAGCGCAAAAGCATATCCTGGCATTGGTCAAATCCGGCAAGCTGGAAAAAGTCTGGAAGCGCGGCAAGGAGCGCGTGTTGCCAGCCTATCGGATTGTCGCCAATCGTTGACAGATTGTTCATGGTTTATAATATGTTCACGGTTACATGAACGCGTGAACACTTAAATTTTGGCAACCAATGCCTCTCATGGGGGCATTGCGCGGTGGCAATACGGCTGTGATACAGCTCTATGTTGTTAGCGATTGTGAGGGCACAAGCGTCATCTGGGTGGGATTCATCAACCATCTGGACCGCCTCTGTGATTTACCCGTTGTTGCCATTCTTACTGGGCAGTGAAAAATGATTAAATCAGTAATCAATACCGCGGTTGAGGTGACGGTGCGCCAGAAAAAGATACCCGGCCCTTACGTCGGCATGGCTTGGCGCGAAGGCGGCGAGATTGAAATTGACCCAAGGCAATCGGAACGAGAATATCTGCTCACGCTTGTTCACGAATGGCTGCATTGCGCCCTGCCGCGCCTATCCGAGCGCAGCATTATCCGACTCGAGCAATCTCTGGGCGGTATGCTCTGGAGCCGGGGATACCGCAAAAAATCCAAACGCGGGCAAAAATAATTTTAACCCGAATCTTCTAATTGCGGAAATCCCTAGTGTTTATCGGGCTGGAATGGGGATAAAAAAATCTTTCCGAATGTGTTGACAATATCCCGGCATCTGGCAGATTGATTGCGTTCGGACGAACCGAACAACCGACCGAGCGGTTCTCGGAAGTGACCGAAAACACAGACAAAATGAAAACAACAAAATACGCAGCTCTTGATTGCAAAGGCTCAGCTTCAGCTTCGGCCTGTGTGTCAAATAGGTCGGCGGCTTCATCGGCACATTGAACCGAGCGGCCCGAAGCGGTAAACT